GTTGGGCAGGACATAACCGCGTCCCAGCAGATGATCCGCAACATCGCGGGTCGCCCTGCCGCTGGTCTCGGTGAGGCCATGAGCACGCTCTCGTCCCTCGGGTCGCAGGCACAGCAGCTTGGTCAGCAGCGCCCTGCTCAGTTCTCCGAGGCCCAGTTTACACCGTACGGCGGCTTCAAGGCCGGTGTCGCCACACCGTTCACCGAGTTCGAGGCTGGAGTTGCGCGGGCACAACAATACGACCCTGCTCGTCAGTTCAGCGGTCAGGAAGTCTCGACCTACATGTCACCCTACATGCAGGCGGTGGTAGACCGTGAGAAGGCCTCTGCCATGCAGGAGTTCGAGCGCCAGCGTGGCTCTCGTGCGGCCCGTGCTATCGGGGCGGGCGCCTTTGGTGGCTCTCGTCAGGCTGTGCAGGAGGGCCTTGCGGAAGAAGCCTTGGCCAAGCAGATCGGCGACATTCAGGCCAGCGGATCGCAGCGTGCATTCGAACAGGCTGCTGCCCAGTTCGGTGCCGACCGCGCCGCTCAAATGGAAACGCAGCAGCGGCAGATCGCGGAGCTTGCAAGGGCTGAAGGCATCACCCTCGAAGAGGCCGCCCGTGTCCAGCAGGCTCGTGCCGCCGAGCAGGCAAGGACTCAGGGCATCAACATCGCCGAGCTTGCCCGCGTACAAGGCGGTGAGGCTGGAGAGCGTGGTCGCGTAGAGGCCGGTCGCGCTGGCGAGCGTTCCCGTGTGGAGGCCGCTCGCGCTGATGAGGCGATGCGCCAGCGTGAGTTCCAACTTCAGGCTATGGGCTTCAGCGCCGATCAGGCCCGTGCCGCAGCCGATCTTGGTGAGCGCGCCCGCGCCGGGGACATTCAGGCAGCGCAACTCCTCGAGGCTCAGGGTCTTGGGGACTTATCCCGCAGGCAGGCTGGTCTCGACGTGGCCTATCAGGACTTCCTGCGCCAACAGGGCTACCCGATGGAGCAACTGGGCGCCTACTCCCAGTTCATTCGTGGTCTGCCCGTTGCCGCTGCCGGTTCCTCGACAGTCTATCAGCCGCAGCCTAGCCCGCTTCAGCAGGCTCTCGGTGCTGGTATCTCCGCATACGGTCTCTACAGGGGTCTTCAGTGATGATGAACGTCATCCAGATTCAGGAAGCTCTGAAGGGTATGCCGCTCGAGCAACTCGTTCGCGAGATGCAGATGCCGTCAGGGCAGGCGCCTCAGTTCCTCGTTCTCGGCGAGATCGCGCGCCGGAAGCAGATGGAGCAGGAGTTCGCGCAGCGGCAGGGTCAGCCGCAGACCACGGTCGCAGAAGACGCCGTGACAGCCGCAGGCGTCCCGCAGCAGGGTATCGCCAGTGCCGCTCGAGCCATGGCGCCCAAAACAGACATGGCCATGAACACCGCTCCTACACAACAGGCCCCCGTGCAGGGAATGGCTGATGGCGGGTATGTGCGGAAGATGCAGGTCGGCGGCTTTGCGACAAGCCCGGAGTACGACTATGCGGCATTCCTTCGCGAGATGGGGCTAAACGACACCCCTGATGCTCGCGACGCCTTCCGTCGCTATCAGAACTATGTAAGCGCACAGCAGCCGTACAGGGCTGGCATTCCCCGTCCTGATGTCGTCACGCGAGCCCCCGCCGCTCCATCGCTCTCTGATGTGAGCGCGGATATCTCGGCGTTCCTGCCGACATCTGGTGGAGCGCAGCCAAGTATACCTGCCGTGCCAGACGCCCCGGTCGGCGGCATCGCCGCGCTTATGGGTATGCCTTCGGCCCCCTCCGCTGTTGCCGCGCCGCAGCGTAGAGCGCTGTTCGAGCCGTTGGATGGTGGCGTTGCTGATGGCATCTTTGATGCCAGCGACAACCTTGGATACGACCCGGCATCAATGACGGCAGAGGAGATTCTAGCCGCCGCCGCTGGTCCGACGGCACCGTTGCCAACAAACCCAAGAGCCGCTGCCGCTAGGGAAGCGCGGCAATCTCGTATTGGCATGGATACGAGCTTCGAAGCCGCCATGAGAAATCGCCTTGATGGGTATACCTATCCTCCGATTCCGCCCGCTGTCCCTGAGGGGATGGAGATGGAGCTTGCTAGGGCTGCGCTTGGCGAGGAGGCGCTTTCAGGGCGTCTCGGCATGGACACAGCAGAAGCCGCAACGCTGAGGAACAGGGGCGACATATTGGCCCGCTCAGGACTACGCATCCCCGGAGCGATGCCGCCATCCTCGATGCCCATGGGGGGTCTTGAGGCCCTTATGGCCAGCAGGCGACCCCCTGATGAAATTCCGCCGAGCCTTGGCGAGATCGAGGCGGGTGTACTGCCCGAGTATATTGCGCCACCGGCAAATGCGCCACAGGCAGAAGAAGTGGTTGTTGAGCCCGGCGTCGTTACGACCCCGGCAGGGGCGTCACCCATGCCTCGCGATGACCGCGCTCCCGCTGGTACCTACACCGGCACAGGTGTCTCTCGGCCTGTCGCTGCACCTTCCGCTGACCGCACGGGAGGAGGCATTGCCGCTGCCATGTCTCCCTTCGAGACAGAGCTGACCAACCTTCTCCAGCAGCGTGAGAAGCGCGCGGAACAGGACAAGTGGCTGGCACTGGCCCAGACGGGTCTGGCCTTGATGGGGTCTCGTCAACCGACGTTTGCCGGTGCTCTCGGCGAAGCAGGGGCGGCTGGCTTGCAGCAGTTCCAGCAAGGGCGTGCGCAGTACGACAAAGATCGCCTCGAGCTCGCTGCGCTGCTGGAAAACACCCGGCTGGCACGGGCGAAGCTGGCTGCGGCGGGGCGCGGCGGCGGCGGACTTACCGCCTACCAAGCGGCTAGGCTGGGCCTCGATATAGAAAAAGCCAAGACAGAACGGCTGAACGCCTTGGTGGCTCAACGTGACGCGCTGCTCGACATGGAGGGGCTGCCCCCAACTGATGAACGCGGACTGCGGGAGTATAGGGCCGTTCAAGCGGAGATCGAAGCGCTACGGGGAACGGCTGACGCCGGTGAAGAGGACGAACTATTCGCGGACCTGACGGCCAGCGACTAACAGGAGGCATACATGGCTGTTATCACCGTACCGGGGCCGTACACGGGTAGCGCGTATAGAATTAAGATCGCCGGAGACACGCCTACTGTAGACGAGCAGATCAAGATCGACACCCTCGTCAATCAAGAAGACACGCGCCGTGCCAGAGAATACGAAGCCGAGTTCGGTAAGCAGCTAACCTCCGAAGGCGAAGGCATACTCAACTACCTCGGTGAGTTTCCCAAGGGTATCGCGCGCGGCGGTGTCGGCGCCTTTGAAAGCGCCGGACTCGGGTTAGCCTCGTTGCTACCCGAAAGGTTTGAAGCACCCACGCGCGAGTTCATTCGTGGGCAGGCATACGGTCTGAAGCCCCAAGCCGACGTCGGCCTCGAAGAGACGGTCGGCGGCAAGTTTGGCGAGGCCCTCGGCTCTTTCGGCGGCATCGCTGCTACCTCGCTGCTTCCGGGCGCTGCGCCCGCGCGCATATTTGCAGCTGCTCTTGGTGCAGGTGAAGCCTCGGAACGCGCTCGCGCTGCCGGTGCTACAGAGGAAGAGCGCGGCCTTGCCACGCTGCTTGGCGCCCCGGTCGGGTTGTCAGAGCTTCTGCCGTTCAAGTTCTTCAAGGTTCTCGGGCGCCCGGCTACAGGCACAATCGCCAACCGTATCTCCCGTGCCGCCGCCAGCGGCGGGGTGGAGGGCGCGCAAGAAGCCGCGACGACCGTTGCTCAGAACCTCATTGAACAGGGCGTCTACAACCCTGAGCAGGGTACCTTCGCCGAAACCGGCGAGGCACTAGGTTACGGTGCTGGTGTCGGTGCGTTTGTTCAGGCGCTCCTCGATCTTGCTCTTCCGGGCAAGCCGCGTGCTGGTACCGTGCCCCCCGCTGCCACGACCCCCGCCCCGACCACGACTCCCGCTGCACCCGCCGCCCCGCCCACGCTTGCGCTCCCCCCGCCGAGCGCCTTCCCCCCGCTACCGGTTATTAATGTACCGCCCACGGGCCCGTCGCAGGTTAGTGGGCAGGTTGGTTCGAATGTACCGGCTCCCCGTGCCCCAGCGGTCCCCTCCCCCGCCGCTGGTACACCTGCCCCAGCGGTCCCTCCCACCGCTGGGGCACCCACTCCTGCTATCTCCGAAGCGTTCGACGTCGAAGCCACCGTAAAGGCGCTGCGCGACGCAAAGGGTGAGCAGGGCAAAGCCGCGCAGGCACTCGGTATCAAGTACCCCGAGCTCAAAAACCGCATCCGCGCGTTAGAGTCCGAGGGCCGCATCGCCTTCGATTCTGCGTCTGGGAAGATGACCTTCCCGACCCCGCCGACCGCCCCGACTGTTGCGGCTGCGCCCGCAGCGGAACCGAAAAAGGGTAAGAAGGCGAAGGCCGCTGAAGTTGCGCCCCTCGTTGCTCCGACTCCCGCTCCCGTTGAGGCTGCCGCTCCTGCCCTTGCTGAGGCCCCCGTCGTTGAAGCCCCCGTCGTTGAGGCCCCTGCCCCTGCTGAAACCCCCGTCGTTGAGGCTGCCGCCCCTGCTGTTGAGACTCCCGCCCCGGCCCCTGAGATCGCGGCGCTCGAAGCCCCTGCCCCTGCTCCCGAGGTCGCCCCTGCCCCCACCCCCGCACCGTTCAACAAGGACGAGGCGCTGCAACTCCTGTCCAGCATGGGTGTGCCGAAAGGCGCGCAGGTCTACCAGCAGACGAAGAACGACAAGATCACAACGAAGGCTGACTTCGACGCCGCCCTGCGCACTTTCGGTGGCAAGACCAAGTCCGCGCCGGTGCGGTCTAGCATTGAGTCGTACCTTGCGCCCCCTCCCCCTCCCCCGCCTGCGCCGCCTAGCGGACGGCAGTACATCCCGAGTTCGCGCGTTAAGGTAGACCCCGTCACCCTGCAAGCTACGAGCAAGCCATTCTTCCGTCCGGGTGACGAAGCTCTTGTCGAACCCGCACCCGCTGCACGCCCGGCCCCTGCGCCCACCGAAGAGGCCCCGTCGCGGTTTGCTCCGGTGACGATGACGCCCGAAGAGCAGCAGTTCGCGGACGAAGCCGAGCTGACGCAGCGCGCGGTCGCTCAAGCCGAGCTCAACGCCATGCACGCGGAGTGGATGGCCCGGTCCAAGACCCCCGGCATTGATGCTCTGGCTGAGGACTTCTCTATTCCTGACAACCTCGTTGGCGAAGACCCGACGACGAGCGCCGATAAACGCGCCATCATCACTGTGCTCAAGCGCGAGACTTTCGACGAGACAGGCGATGCTCCTGCTAAGCACGCCAAGACATACTTCTCACGGTTCAAGCGGCCTATCGACGCGCTCGACTGGATCGCCGCCGATGCTGCGGTGGCCGAGGCCAACAAGACCCGCAAAGGCGCGAACAAAATTCCGAGCAAGGTTACGTACGCAGAGCTCGTTGACGCCAACGAGGACGGTCTACTGCCTGAAGCGCGCGTAGCTATGACCCCCGCAGAGAAAGTGTTCTTCGCGGGGCTGAGCTCTAACAACGGCGCGCAGGCGGCTAAATGGGTTGAAGAGAACCTGTCTCCCAGCACCCAGCGCGTGTTCCGCGACCTGCTGCGGTTCCACAAGGCTGCGGCGGAAGCCAGAATGCCGTATCGCGTCGGCACGATGACGCTGGACGAGAAAGTGCAGGAGCAAGTCGCGCAAGAGGGCGCAGCGCTGCCGGAGCTGTCTGACCCGGAGAAAATTGCCGCGCGCCAAGAAGCGCAGCGTCGCCAGCGTGAAATCGCCGCTAAGGAGATGGAGGCGGCGCAGCGGAAGGCCGTTCGCGAAGCTGAAGCTGCGGCACGCGCGGAGCAGCGGATCGTCCCCGCTGGTGCCATGACTGCCGCCGCCAAGGCTCGCGATGCTCGGGAATCGGCGCAAGATGACGCACTCGTCGCTCGCATCCTCGGCAACAACGAAGCGGCGCGTCCGAAGGTAGATAAGGCGGCGAAGGCTCAGGCCGCCGCGTTCATGAAGTGGCAGAACAGAGGGCTTCTCAACCGCATCAACGACGAGTTCGCCGACCTTGACCGCCCGCTGCATCCGGCTGTCGCCAACCCCCTGATGAACGGCGACCTGCGCACCGCCCTGCGGATGCTCGCGCTCTACGCCCCCAATGACCGCATCGCTCGCACCGCGTCGCAACTTTCGGCGTATACGAGAGGCGTCAAGGTGTCGGTCGTAAAAGACTTGGACGCGGCTTTGGAAAAGGCAGGATACGGTGCTGCTCCCGCCGGGTTTTCCACATACGGCACGTTCCTTATGGACACCAACACGATCTACCTCGATGCGGACACGGGGCTGACCGGGGTTACTCTGCTCCACGAGATGCTGCACGCGGCTACTTACGCGCAGCTTAGAGACCCCGCTAACCCCTACACCCAGCAGCTCCAGAAAATCTTCGCGGAAGCCCGCCCGCTTCTGAAAGACATCAACGGTGCGCGGAGCATCGACGAGTTCGTGGCCGAGGCCATGACGAACCCGAAGTTCCAAGATGAGCTGGCCATGCTGCACCCCAAAGGGCGCAGGTTCTCCGTGCTGGACAGACTCCTCAACACGGTTGCGAACTTCTTGCGCCGCATGTTCAACATGCCGCAGAAGCCCCTGTCCAACGCCCTCGACGTCGTGGACTTCTACACGCGGGCCATCATGGCCCCGGTGCCCGAGGCGCGCACAGGTGGGATGCTCTATCGGCTCAATACGCCGTCGGGGATAAGCGCGCTTATGGACGGCGCGGCCAACCTTGCGGGGTCGTTCCCTGAACCCACCAAAGAGCTCGCTAGAGAGTTTGGCGACCGCGCGTCGGGTGTGCTTGCGCAAACCGGGGATACCGGCAAACGCATCATGCTCGGGCTCTTGGGTATGCAGTCTGTTGGCGACATAGCCGCGCACTACGGCCTTGGTGGGTTCAACGACCTCCAGAACGCCATCCGCGAGATGGACTCCGCCGCCGTGCAGTCTGACCAAGAAGTCGATGGCGTGCTGAAAGAGATCGAAGACTGGCTCAAGAAGCACCGGGGTTTCAAGGAGACCTTTGACAACGTCGTCTATACCAGCACGACCAACCAAGTTGACCCGAGTCTGACGCTTGAGCGGGCCCGCGAAAAATACGGGAAGAACAGCGAGAAGCTTGCCACCTACACCAAGATGCAGCGGGAATGGCAGTCTCTCGGTGCTGAGGGGCAGGCGCTCTACAATCTCATGCGGGAGACCTACCGCAAGCAATACATGCGGCTAAAGGACGCACTCTTTGGCCGGATCGACGACACGCTGGGCGGTGAAACAACCGAGGCCAAGCAGCTCAAAGCGAACTTGATGATCAAGTTCTTCGACTTCAACCAGATCGAGCCGTACTTCCCGCTGACCCGGAAAGGCGATTACTGGCTCGAGTACACCGCAGTGAACCCGGAAACGAACACCACTGAGCCGGTTAAGCAGGCGTTCGAGTCCCCCAACGCCAGAGATCGCGCGCTGCTGGAGATCGCCACCTACCCCGAGGTCGTCAAAGGAGCTGACGGGAAGCCGCTTGGCGTCAGGATGTACAACTCCACCGATCTGACGCGCTACCGTGGTGCACCGGACTCGTTGTTCGTCACTGACACGCTCAAGATTCTCCGCGAGCGGATGACCAAGGCAGGCGCGACGCAGGAGACCATCGACGGTATCCAGCGGGACATCACGAAGCTGTTCATCGAGGCGCTGCCGGAAACGTCGTTCGCCAAGTCGCTCCAGAAGCGCCAGAACACGGCGGGTTTCGACCGCGACGCTTTCGGCGCGTTCAAGCAGAAGGCCTACACACTCGGGCGGCAGGCACAGCGGTTCAAGTACAGCACTAGTGTGCGGCGTGCTACGGATGCGATCCGGGAACAGGCCAAAGAGACTGCCGACGCAAACAAGATCGCTGTTGCCGCTGAGCTGATCGACCGCGCCGAGTTCGCCCTGAACCCGCCAAATGATGCCATGGCCCGCGCCGTGCAGGCAGCGAACCGGTTTGCCTTCACGTTCACCATCGGCTTCAACGCCTCGTCTGCCGTCGTCAACCTGTCCTCGCTGGGGGTGGTCGTCTACCCTGTGTTGGCGGGCAAGTATGGCTACCGTGCCACGGCCAGCGCGATGAAGGACGCGGGTATGCTGTACGGCAACAGCGGGTTCTCGCAGGAAGTTCGCCTGCCCACGGAGTACATGGGCAAAACCACGACCACCGTGCGGTCGATGCCGTCCATCGACAACTACTACACGCTCGATGCGAATGGGAACCATGTCATCCGTGCCGGGACGCCGGAGGTTCTCCGGGCCAAGCTAGAAGAACTCATCCCGCTCATCGACCTAGCAGCCAAGAACGGCCAGCTGAACCGGTCGATCTTCTACGACAGCATCGGTGCCGAAGAAGTTGGTCGGTCCCGCACCAACTTGGACAAGATGAACGCGCTCAGCGGCGCAATGTTCCACAACGTCGAACGCTTTAACCGGCAGGTGACGCTCGTCGCGGCCTACAATCTGGAGCTTGCGCGGCTCAACCAGCGCCCGAAGCCCAATGAGCGTAATCTGACAACCGAGCAGAAGCGTAAGCGTGCGGCTGAGCAGGCGCTCTACCAGACCACGGAAGTCACAGGCGGCTCGACGCTCGTCACTGCACCGCGTCTGTCGCAGTCGGGCATCCTGCGTGCGGCGTTCATGTTCAAGAACTACGGCCTGACGATTGCCTACCTGCAAGGCAAGTTGATCAAGCAGATCGCGGACAACGCCTTCCCCGGCAATGACCCGGAGCGCGTCGCACTGCGCAACGCGGCGATCAAGCAGTTAGTCGGCATCCAGATGTCGGCGTTCCTGTTCGCTGGGCTTGCCGGTGTGCCGCTCTACGGTGCGGCCAGCATGATCATGGACATGTTCCTCGGTGACGACGAAGAAGACGCCGACATGATCACGCGTCGCTACATCGGCGAGCTCGCCTATAAGGGCCTGCTGACGGAGGCTACCGGGCTCGACGTGTCGTCGCGTATCGGCCTTACGGGCCTGCTCATCAGCGACAACCGGTACAACGCCGACACTAGCGTGGAGGAGAGCATCGTCGCGGCGCTCGGGGGCCCTGCCTACTCCACCATCTCGCAGTTCAGCACGGGCGTCGCTGAAGTCTACCGGGCGATGACGGGCGGCGAGGGAGACATGGTGCGGGGCGTCGAGAACATGATACCCGCCGCGTTCCGCAACGCGGTGAAGTCCTTCCGCTATGCCTCGGAGGGGGCCAGCATAGACACCCGCAGAGGCGACTTGATTGTCGGCGATCTGAGCGTGTCCGATCTCGCGGGTAAGGCTCTCGGCTTCAACCCGCACGCGGCGAGCTTGCAGCAAGACATCAACCAGCTGAAGTCGCGGGTGTCCAAAAACATCCCCGCGAAGAGGTCGTCGCTTATGAAGATGTACTACGTGGCGCTGCGTGAGGGCGACATCGAGGGTGCACGCGATGTGCTGGCGCAGATTCGGGCCTTCAACGAGAGGATGCAGGAGCTGGGCTATACTGATGCGGTGATCGAGCGGGAGAACATCGAACGGTCGCTGCGTAGCCACATACGCGAGAGCAAGGAGATGTCTCGCGGCGTCTCTCTTTCTCCCACCGTTAGGGAAGCCCTAGCGGACCTTGAGGGGCAGTACGACCGGGGGTTCCAGCTGTTCCAATAAAAAAGACCCCCGCCGAGGCGGGGGTCCAGTGAGGAGAACGACAGGAGACGAGCAGGCGGCGCTCTCGCACTGTCAGGCGCACTATATCATGCGGTTCTCCATACGCGTAAGCCCAAATTGTTGTTTTCTACCCGGACGAAGCATTTGAGCTTCATCTGGTGCCGTTCGGCAATCTCTGCGATCTGCCGTTTAGCCAGCACCGAGTTGATGCACGGGATGAACACCGACATGCCCGGATGGATATCTTTCCACGGCACAACGATGCGCACTCCATCGGGGCAGATGTCGTCAAGTAGATGCACCGGCATCGGTGGGGTCTTCCAACGCTATCTTCGCCATCACTACATCGGTAGCGGGCAGGTTCATGTGGGTGCCTTTGGTTATCCGCATCTTCAACTTGTTGGCCTGCAGGGTGGTGCGTAGCTCTTCGTACACCGAGGCGAAGTTGATCTGCTGTTCTGCAAGCCAAACGCGGAAAGGTTTAATAACGAGGTACAGCTGTTTAAGGTCTGTCTCGTAGCGGCCCACGATATCTACACGCGGCTGGTGATCCGGCACCACAAGTTCGTCGATGCCGTTGTTGTTCTTCCCGCGCCGGTCAATCGTAGACTTGATCTGCAGCACCTTGCCCCAGTTCTCGTAGACATACTGCGTTACGAGGTCAGCTGCCGACAGCTTCAACGCGCCCGCCGCTGCTTGATTTGTGCGGATGATCGTGTTGATCGTGTAGTCGGTGAGGTTCTTGACATCGTAGGTAAGTAGCCCAAGCTGCTTGCAGATGCTCGCTGCGGCTATCGTGGCGGCGCACACAGCAGACCAGAACCGGTTGTCAGAACTGAGTTGCGCCCGTACGTCGATGTTCTTCTGGCACTGCCGCACTAGTTCGCGCACTGCTTCTACGTTGTTCAGCACGAACTGGATGAACACCTCTCCTGCGGTGCCGTAGTTGTTCAGAATGTCGAGGCTGAACTTGTCTGTGAGTTCTTTATCCACCGCGCCGTGGAAGAGCCTCGTTGCTTCCATCTCGATGACGCGCTGCGCCTCCGCACGGGGCATGGCCTTGGCTAGGCTGACCTTGTCGATGAGGCTCGTGTTGCCCGTGGTTATGAAGAGCAGCTTCCAAGGATCGCCACGATACCGCTCATTGTTGGAACCGCTCGACATGCGGTTGCGCTGCTGTCCACTGGTGGCCTGATAGATAAGTTCTGATGCGTCGGTAGGCTTGATGTTGGTGATCTCGTCCATGCAGACCGGCACGCTTCTGTAGACTTCTGCACGGTTCATCTTGGAGACGTAGGTGTCGTCGTGCTTGAGCATCAGCTGCTCTGGGTTCCCCCATATAGACATCGCTGAGTAGAGCGCGTGTGTCTTGCCAAACCCGGAGTCCTTGCTCCACAGGTGGATGAGCGACCCGTGCACGGGCGTGAACTGGATTAGGGCGCTTCCGAACCCAGCGCAGACGACGAACTGATGTAGCTCGAAGCCGGGGCGGTCGTAGAAAGCGATGGTTCGCTTCCAGTCGTCAAGTGTTCCTTTACTACTGAACGCACCTATGGTGGCGCGCGTATTTGCCGCAGGGGCGTTGTACTCGCTGCGGTCGGCGTAAAGCACCTTGCTGCCCAGCACGAACCCAGAGAGTTTGTCGTCGATCCAACCGAATTGCCGGTGTGCTAGCTCCGCAGTGGTAGTGTGCTGCAACTCATTCACCCATGCTTGTGTGTATCTCATCAGTGCATCCACTTCGTTTCCTAGTGCGTATATACCTGCAGACGATATCGCCTCGCGGAACTTATCCTTCGATGTCCCGACATGGTTAGGGATGACGAACTCCCGAACCCCGTCTCTTGGCAGATGCAGCCGAAACAGCATCGAGTCGCCTATCTCTGGGTCTATGATCCGCTTCACGACATAGAGATCGTGGACATGGATGCAGCGTTCAATGACTTCGCCGTCCTCGTCCGTTTGCCGTAGGAACACACCGCCTCCCGCGCCACGGAAGTAAGGCTTCGGGTATGGGGGTATCTGGTAGACCTGCGCGGGCTTGTCTGGTTCTGCGCTCGGTACGACCACCGTGTTCTCTTCCTCGGTGGCCTCCCTGTACTGGTGCCCTAGGACGATGGGCGACTTAATCTTGTTCCAGTGCGGGCAGCTGACGCAGACGCCGGGGTTGTACTCGTCGAACCGCGTGCAGAGATACGGCCCTTTGATGCGGCTCAGCTTGTACTGCATCTCCTCCGAGTCATACTCGGGGTAGCCCTCGGACATGATCCGCGCAGCCTTAGCGCCGTCCGAACAGAACGCCGCAATCGACAGCCCCGCGCGCCACATGGGCTCTTCCATCGTGGCTTGTTCTTGGATGATGTACGCCAGCTGTGCGCAGCCTTTACCCTCGGCGGTCTTTTCGAGGATCGTCTTGAAGCGTGCTTCACGCTTGCCGATCAGCGCGTCCATCATCGCGCTGTGCGCAGGGCGGGGCGTAAACTTGTTCGTGGAAACTGGTTTTGTAGGGAGGTCAGCGGCGTTGACGCGCGCTGCAAATGTTTCGAATGACACGGGCGCGTGGTCGGATATCCCCAGCACCGTGACAGGCGCAGGTGTGTCGCCCTTGTGGTTGCTCGTACCCGGCACGCGCAGTACGCGGGCAGCATCGGCGGTGACGTTCTTGTCCGCCTTGAACCCGTGGAAGTTTGCCAGTGCCTTGAGCCGCTCGGCGACGGGAAGCCACTCTACTAAGGATACCGGCTCGGTCAGCGGCCAGTAGACGTGCACGCCGTAGCCAGAGTTGACCATCGTAGGGCGCGGCAGGTTTGCCGTCTTGCAGAACGCACGCAGCTGCGCGATGGCCGTAGACTGGTCTGGAAAGTCTTTGGGTGTGCCCCTCTTGAGGTGCACGCCGCAGTCCAAGTCCATGAAGAACGCACGCAGCTGTCTTACGTTATCGGCTTCGCGTGACCCCGCCTCGTCGAAAGTAGCGAGTGCGTAGTAGGTGTCGAAGCCGTTCTCGTTTAGGTTGTTAGCTGCATGCTCTAACTCGTCTATGGTGCCGTAGAACTTCTGCACCATACGCTGCTCTTTGAGCGCCCAGACACAGTAGTGACCCTCTGTGCCGAGCACTCCCTGTAGGAAAGTAGATGTGTCCATGAGCCGCCACTCATTGAGAAAAGGGTAGCGGCGGGGCTGATTTTTCTTGTGCCCCGCCGCAGGGAGAAGCCGACGTTACTCGTCGTCCCACTCAGAAACAAGCGTGTTGAGGCTTGCCTTCGGCGCGGGCTTGGCATCCTTGGCGGTAGCGACCTTCTTGGGCTCTTCTACCTCTTCATCCTTGATCGTATCGCCGACTATGACGACATCCTTCTTCGGGTTGTAGGACTCGGTGCCACCAGCAGAAGTCTTCTTCTGCACGCCGTCTGTCTGCGCCACGGTGAGCGTGATAGCCGAAAGCGCCTCGGGCGAGTCCTTGGCTTCCACAGCGGCGTGGAACTCCGCCTCAGTCAGCGCACGCACCGGCTTGAAGAACAGCTTCGGCTGCTCAGCATCCTCGTCGAAGTACATCTGCGTCAGCACCGCGATCATCGGAGTGTCATGCGCGTCGATGAACTTGGCGTACGCCTGCATACCCATCTTGTCGCCCTTGGCTTCGCCAAAGATAGACGTCGCGGGCAGCTGCAGCTGGTACACCTCGTTAGGCTTGCCCTCTAACGTGATAGCCAGACGCTGGTTGAAGCGGCACGCACGGCTCTCGCCCTGCCCAGACCCCTTGATGTTCATCGGGCAGGATGCACAGGACGCGGCCTTGCGCTGCTCCGCCGGTACTTCCGGCGCAGGAGTGCGCGTATCCGTGGACCAGCAGGTCGGCGCTGTCGGATTGTTCGGGTCGTAGGTGCCCTCATAGTAGGTGCGCGACACTTTGGCAGCGTTGACCACGACGATGTTCATGCTGTCTTCCTTGGAGACAGACACTTGCTCGCCGTTGACGATCATACGGAAGCGCCGTCCCTTGAGGGAGATACGCTTGCCGCCGCCCCCGCCGCCACCGGAGAGGGTCTTGTTCATGTCCTTCAGCGCCTTGAAGAGGTCGCTGTTCACAAGCGGGTTGTTGCCGCCAAAGAGGGTCATTTCACCCATGGTAGTTCTCCTCAGTTGTCTAGGTCGAGTTCAAGTTGCTTAGGGGCTGTGGTTAGGCCAGCCACTACTTTGTCCAGTTCAAACCGGTAGGTGTTACCGATTTTGATGTAGGAGTCTTTCGGGATGTGCCCTTGCCGCACCCATGACCGCGCTGTGGACACGGACACGTTGAGATGTTTGGCGAGGTCTTCGATGGTTACAAGGGGGGTCATCACTTCTTCCTTACGGTTATCACATACTCCGAGTTCGCATTGAGACCCGGAGGATGCAGGTCAGGGTTGTCTTCGATGAACTGCCGAACGGCGGTCTGGTTAAGCCGCTTCTCGAAGAACTCGGGCACTTGGTGGTCGAGGACGAATTGGTGCATCGACTCCCAGTCGTTTGTCCAATACCGCGTCTTGACGGTGCGGTAGAACACGCCCGATTCCGTTCGCACGCTCTCTACGCCGTGCGTCTTACAGTACTCCAGCAGTTCGCTCTTGATGGCGTCTTGCTGTGCTTGCAGCCTGCTGTCTTCTGCCTCAAACTCTTCCTTGAGCGCGGACCGCTTGTCCCTGATCTTGATGAAGATCCGCGTTAGCTTCTCTACTGGCATGGGCTCATGGTCCGCCACATCGGGCGCATCGGTGGTCATACTGTTCTCCTCTCTTGTTATTTGATGCGATGTATTCGCATCTGGTTAGCTAGTCAAGCATATTAGCGTAAAGCTCGATAAGTTTTGTGTGGACGTCAATTTTGTCGTCAAGCAGCGAGTATACGCGCCGCTCTACGCCTGACCCCTGCAGCTGCACCACAGTGCATTTGTGCTTTTGGCCCGTGCGGTGCACGCGCGCGTTGGCCTGCGCGTAGGTCTCCAGCGATGGTGTCGGTGCCCACCAGACGACCATGTTTGCTGCGGTGAGTGTCACGCCATGCGCCGCCGCCTGCGGCTGGATGACCAGCACTTTCGGGTCTGGAGTTGTTTGGAACCGGTGGAAGATGTCCGTACGCGCACTGGCGCTGACGTCGCCCCGGATGACCTCTGTCGTTATGCCGTCTGCTTTCAGCTTGTTGGTGAGCACGTCGATGACATGCTTGAACGGCACAAACACGAGCACCTTCTGGCTGCTCTCGTCGATGACCTCTTTCAGCACGTCGTAGCGGTTCTTGATGTCGAACTCTACCGCCTCGCCGTCATCGGTGTAGACCGCCCCTGCGCTGATCTGTAGCAGCTTGTTCATGTTTACCGCAGCGTTCACAGCGGTGACTGGCTCGCCTGCCACTTCCATGACCATCTGCTGCTTGAGTTTCATGTAGTATTGCTCTTGCTGCTTGGTCAGTGCCACAGCGCGTTTGACGTAGAGCATGTCTGGTAGGTCTAGGCACTCGTCCTTGGTGAAGCGAATGGCAGGCTGCAGCGCGCGGTGTACTAGGTCAGTAGCTGTGTCTTTCGGCTTCCATTTGAATTGGGTGACCTTGTACATCACCATGTCGCGCCATGACCCAAAGAAACGCGGCACCGCTGTCGGGTTCACCAGCTTGGCTAGGCCGTAGGCATCTTCTGGCCCCTGCGCTGCCGGTGTGCCCGTCATCATCCACAGCCAAGTATCCGGTTTAACCAGAGAGTTCAGCACCTTCCACCGCTTGCTTTGCGCGTTCTTGTAGTGTGTCGCCTCGTCCACGATGATGAGGTCGTACCCCGCAGCCTCGATCTCGTCCCGCACGATTTCCACGCCGTCGTAGTTGATGATGAGGAAGTCGGGCCGCTGTGCGATGATCTTCTTGCGCTTCTCGGCACTACCATGCGCGACGTTGACGGTTCGGTGCATCGCGAAGCTGAACAAGTCCGCCCGCCATGCGCTGTCCATAATAGAGATGGGGCAGATCACCAGCGCGCGCTTGATGACTTTCTGCTTCATCAGGAAGTCTGCTGCCCAGATAGCCGAGGCGGTCTTGCCCGTGCCCTGCTCGTTGAAACAGAACGCGCGCTTGTTGAGCGTCAGGAAGGATGACGTCGTGCGCTGGTGCGACATGGGCTTGAACTTGCCCGGCCAGTCGTAGCGCCCCTCGATAGGAGAAGGGGCCTTGATGTTCATCGCGCGCAGGGTCTGCGCTTCGTTGACACCCCAGTAGACAGCAACCTCATTGTTTTCTA